CATCAAAACTAGCCGAAACGTCGAATTTCGTCACGATAGCCGAGCCGCTGTAGTAAACATCCGAGGACGTCGCGCCCTCTGGATAGAGGTTGAGCGTGACGGTCGAGCCGATGGTGATGAGAAGTTGACCTGCGTCGGCTTCATCCCAGTAGAGATCGCCGGATGCGCTCCAAGTTTTCATTGAGCCTTGACGCGTGCGGTAGACGTCGCCGATCACGCTGTCCTCGACGGTGTCGGAGGAGTGTGAGAGCGAGTAGTTGCGGAGTTCACCGATGGTGGTGGACGAGATTTTGATAAGGCCTTCGCGGCCGAGATGGTTAGCCATGTTAGTCGTTGGTTAGATAGATGCAGTTAAAGGTGTGACGAGCAGAACCCCAGTGAACTTCTTCATTGGGTTCCTGCGTATATTCCACATTCGTCAAATGAGTGTCTCGGCAGACGCCACCGAGCGTAACGTCGGCCAAAATTGCCGCTTCAACGGCAGCAGAGCCGGTATCGAAAAGATCGTCGATCAGATAAGTGCCGCTCTCGGCGATGAAATAGTCTACCACAAGCTGCAGCTGGCGGTACTGCGTTCGGTTGCTCGGGCCAAGCGTGCGGACATCAATTTGCTCCGTCACGGCATAAATTGCCGCAGATGGAAAACTGATGCTGGCAATGGTATTGTTACGCCCGCGCAGGATGTTAGCCGTAGGAACGACCAGAGCAGACGTAAGAGCGGTTGCTGCGGCATTGCGAATGTTTGTGCGTGTGCTCATGTTTCTTTGTTATATTCGACGACGCCTGATGATGAAATTTTAGCGAAGCCCAAGTTGGCCGCTCGATTAACTAAAATGGCATTTACTTTTGATAAAGTGATTTTTTCACGAATACGAAATGCGCCATCAACTAATCTCTGTAAATTAGGAATCTTGTTTTTGGAAGTCGTCGCAATCACATAAGGATTTGTCGAAAAATTGGCCTGCACCCTTCCTGATCTTGAAGCGTATTTAGTGATCCATGACGGCACTCGTATGCCGCAAGACAAAGCAGCAGACGCAAATCCTGCTTTAGCCCAGCCGACTTTTGACTGCACGAATTTCAAGTAATCATTAGCGGATTGATTAGAAACCCACATCTGATCTTGCACTTGCCAGCGACCAACTTTGCTGCGCGTGACTTCTCCAATGCGTCCTCGATTATTCCGATAACGCTTATGGAAATTCATCATCTCAAAAATAGTTGCGTTGGGTCGCCAAAATTTCCGGTAGATTGCAATGCGTTTATTATTATCAAACTCATTTCCGAGTTTAATATAAGCAAACTCTGTTCGCTCTCGCTTTGGTTTGATTTCTCTAGATTTTCCAATGCGCTGAAATAAGCCAATCGACATCTCCTTCCTCATTTGTTTGCCGCCAAACAAGTCGCCCTTGATTGCGTTCTCGCCTTGTTTCTTGGCGTTCGTACTGAGTCCGCTTGCTTTTGTTTTTTGAATAAATCCACCACCAACTGTTCGGGCTGCATCTCCGCCGCTGGTTTTGTCTCCAGTTGGCGGCGTGATCTGCATGATGGTTTTCGCAAGATTCCCAGCCTCTTGTTTTATCACTAAGCCGAGATCGACGTTTGCAGCAGCGGCCAGACGCGCTAATGCAAAATCGAGCTTAGTGGTATCTGTTCCTACAAAGATCATATTGCTTTGCTCACTTCGATTTCACAACCCGCGCCCTCAGCGTCGAGCGTCACGCGCTCAATAAAGTATGTGATGCCCGCGCGCGAAAGCGTCTGCGTAACTTTAGGAACTGCGCTCACGCTCGACGTCAAAAGAAACACCGTGAACTTTGAGTTGTCGCGGCGTTGATCTTCAAAATCAGAGAAAGCATCACTTGATGCAGACCAGACTCCGGTGATGCTCGCGCTCTGGTAGGTGAACGCGATGCCAGCTTGCGCCAAGATTGCGCCAAAATCGGCGTTGATTTGAGTCGGGTCAAAGTCTCGGACTGCGGCCATACTTATGCGCCTTTCGTTAAATACCACCGCGCGTGCAACTCGGGCCGATTCTCGCGCAGCCAAGGCTCGGCGTCGTCCATGCACTTCTTGGCGTCGTTGCCGCAGGTCTGGCTTCCAACGTGGTGAACGTAGGCGCGCGAGATGAAGTGCGGTCGCTTCATGTCGAGACACTGAACGTCGTCGCTGAACCAGTTGAGCGGAGGAAAATCTACCCATGCGTCGCGGTGAATCCACGCGCAGATTGGCGCAATGACGCTTGCTTGAACAATGAGTCGCTCGGATGGGTATCGCAGGAAGTCAATTTGCCCGCGTCCGCTGCGGATGTTCTGTTCGCCGCGCGCATAGTCCGAGCGCGTCGCCACCCACCCGAGGTCTTGATAATGCTCACGAAGTAATTTCACGTCGCCCATGAGCCTCATCCACGTCGTCGGAGTGAAAACAATGTCGTCGTTGCAGATCACGAGCTGGTCGTGTTCCTTGAACGCGATGCGCGCCGCCTCGTTGTAAGCCTCGCCAAATGTCGGGCCGAGTCCGTGCGAAACGTAGGTGCGTATGCCGTGAGGAACGTAGGCTTTGATCGACGCTCTCATCACGTCGAGGCAACGCGCGTTAGTCGTGCAGACGACGATGGCAGGCTCGGCGATCATTGCTTCTTGGCTCCAAGGATTCGCTCGATGTTCTCCGCATCAATCACGGTTTCTCCGCACGTTAGCACGCGCTCGTCCCAGTTGTTGGGCGGCACCATGCCGTCCTCGACGTTCACGCGAATCACCGCACGCGGCATTTCGGTAGGCTCGCCGACGTGGTGCAAGAACTGCTTCGCCATTGCCAACGTCTCGGCGTCGTCGGCCTTAATCTGGAAATAGTGCTCGACGATTTCAGGCCGTGCCGCGGTCGAGAGCCAAGCGTCACGGAATGACACCGAGCGGGTCGAATTGCCGAGTGTCTTTTGCGTGATGCGAATGGTCGGCTCGGTGTGCTTATGATAAACCAGTTGGAGCGCGTTCGCGTCCGCCACCATACCAGCCAAGCGATATGCACGCGCGGCGAGATCATGCCCAGCCCAGCCGTACCACTTCGATTCGTGCGTCCACGGACGATCTTTCTGCGCCGGTTCGGGCAAGGTCAGCATCCGAGACGCCCACCACGCCGCGCGCTTGCCGTCGTTCTTCTCAAACGCCAGCATGATAATTGAGGCGATGGCTTCGCGGCACCATGGAAAGACACCGTGTGCGCCCATTGCAAACTGCATTGACTCGCGCCGACTGGCTGAGATACGCGCAAGGTTGAGCTGCACCTCGTATCTAAAGCTGTCGTCGAGGTTCGGAAAAGAAAGCGCGATGCGGCCAAACTGTTCGGCGGCCTGCTTATTGCCCGCGCAGTAGTGTTCTTGGTGAATATAAAAATACTGGGTCGCCGCCTCGCCTACGCTGCGACCTAGAATAGCAAGGTTACGCTTGCGGTTATCTTGTTTTATGCAAGCTGGCTCATGCCTCCAGACCGGAGTTGTCCACTCGACATGGCGGTCGTTAGGCAACAGCAGCAGGTTTTCGTGTACGTCGTGATGCCAAACGCGCCCAGACTGAAACGCGCTGCGACGGATGAACCGCTCGCGTTGTAGTTTCTTTCCGGTGCCGCGCACGTCATACGGACAGCGCACCATCAGCACGTTCTCGGAGAGTTCGGCGAGCTTGTCCTTGAGATCGTAAGCCTCAGCCAAGACGTCGTCGCAGTCCGCCCAGACGAGCCAGTCTCCGGTCGCCTGCGCGAAAGCCTGATTGCGGGCCTTTGCAAAGGAATCGACGTGTTTCCAAGCCTGAGCCGTGACTCCGTTCTGATAGTCGCTAAAAACTAAAGGAACGGCGTTTGTCGCGCACCAGCTGCGAGCCATCTCCTCGGTTGCGTCTGGTTCCTTTGCGCCGATAGCGCGGACAAGCGACAGTTCGTCGATCTGGCCGACAAAGGAATTGAGCATCGCCTCGATGTGGTGCGCCTCGTTGCCGCAGATTACGCAAAGTGAAATGAGCATAGAAGGCGCACGAACCGTCAAAAACGAAAAGCCTCACGCGGTTAGGCGTGAGGCTTAGAACTAAAATCTGTTTATGGATTAGGCGTATTGGGTCGTGATCAGCTGACCAGCGTTTGCGTTCACAACCTTCTCGGCGGTGTAGTGCGAAGCGCGGACAATGTTCGATTTGATCGACTCGTCGCGGTAAGTGCTAACGCCAATTACTGGCCCGTACTCGCTCCAATTAAGGGTAAAGCCAGCACCGCCGCCGAAGAAACCAGAGGAGGCTTCGGTAACGTTACCAACCCAGATGAACGTATTAGCCCAGACGTTCGCCGCAGCGAAGGCAACACCTTCGGGTGCGGAATCGTAGGACGCGCGGCCAACCAAAACCTCAGAAACGCCAAATACCTCAGCGGCAGCTTGGGTCGAAGCGTTGAGGATGGTGTCGCTACTTAAACCAGTGCCACGCAAGCGGTTCTGGAATTTAGTAGAGGCGCGCAGGCGCGTCCACACAGGATATGGAATAACGACTTTTGCGCTGCTGGTGGATTCACCTTTAGCGAGCATACGGTCGAGAGCTTCCTGAACGTCAGCACCCACGTCGAACGTGGCGATGTTGGCGGTCGTGTAGGCGGTGCCGGAGTTGGTCGCGGTGAACGTACCGCTGTCGAAGATTTTCGCAGCAACACGGAGTTCGTGCGCGAGGAGCAGCTTGCGTTTAGCGAGCTTGGCAGCAACCGTCTCAGCGTCGAAAAACCGCGCGACGTCGAGGGTCACTGTATCGTCTACGGCTTCCTCATAACCGTACTCAAGCGCGGTGTAGGTTTCTTGGTTGAAGGCGCGAGTGCCACGAGCGTAGGTGCTATATGGAGCGCGGTTCTTGACGTCGGACTTGAGCAGTTGGCCTTCTTTCAAAACGAAAGACGGATACTGACCAGCTTTGACAGGAACGTTGAGGACGGGCATCACAGCCGTACCGATCAGCGTGGACTCAAAGTCTTTAGCTTGCTCGAGTACGCCAGCGATGTCGCCACGGAAGATTGCAGCAGAATTAGTATACATGGTAGTTTAGTAGATTGTTTAGATTAGATGTTCTTAGGCAGCATCTCGATGATCGCACCAGCGTCAGACGCAGTGGTCAGCGATTTGCCAACGGTGATCGAACCTGTAATGGCGACTTGACCTGAGGCCACGCTAAATAGCGTATCACCAACGGTTACAGGGCCAGCGAGCAAGGTCGCTTTAATGGTGGTGCCGCCGAGAAATTCGACGGTGACGTAATCGCCAGAGGCGGCGTCGATAACGGCAACGCCGTCAGGAAGCGAAGCGGTGGCAGCAAGACCCACGCCTCTATTTGAAGACACACTTACCAACCTGAAGGCCGTGATGGCCGAGTTGGCTAGAAAACTGCCCGTGTTATTAAATGAAGTAGCCATTTTAGTATATAGTATTAGGATTAGAGTTTAACGATTTCGCCGCTCTGCACGCGCGCACGATAGGCGACGTAAAGGTCGGAGTGATTCTTGATAGCAAACGAGATCGCGGCAGATTTATCGCCCTTCAGCTCGAGAGCTTTGGCGGCGACGATCTCCTCGAATTTCTGCACTTGCACGACAGGCTTTGGAGCCTCAGCCGAGGCGACGGGAGCGGCTGGCGCACCGAACGACTTGGCAAATTCTTTGACGGCAGCGAGCGCGGCGGTGTTTGCAGCGAGTTGCACGACTTCATTCTGCGCGCTCATCATAGCGGGCTTTTCCTCTTTCGGAGCGAGAGCACTTTCGAGCTTCGCGACTTTATCATTCATGCTCATCATGGCACTTTCAATCATGCCCTCGATGGCCTTTTTCATTTCGTCATTCATGGGTAATTCGATGTCTATTTCCGCAGACGGTTGCTCAACTTCGGCGGTCTGAAGTTGTTTCAGTTTTCGCTCGAATAGTCCTTTGTTCGCGGCTGGCTCTGAAACGAGGTCAACCGAGTAGATTTCAGAGCAGCGTTGCAGAGTGGTAAGTTTGTCGGCTGATTTTTCCGACGGGCCTGAGAAGGCGATAGAAAGTCCAAACGTGTCAGGAATACGCTGCGCGATTTCTAGTATATAGTCGCGATGCGGAGAGTTTTGCAGCAGATGCATATCGCCGAGCAGCTTATCGCCGTC